CAGCATTAGGAGGGACAGGGGACTGACCCTTCTGACCCTCCTTGCGATTTATCTGGAAGCCAAATAATTGACTCATTTACCTAGTCATATAGTTCTCTTGCTTATATTTAGCAGAGTTAAATATACGACTTATCAAGTGATGTCACGAGCACTTGCAGTACTCTTCTCTTTAGAACCAGTTGCTTTAGTTGTTAGACCTTTGCTTGCGGTGAAGAATGAGTATTGCCACTCAACTGTGAATTCAGAAATCTGATCGTTACTGTCATAAGCAAGATCAATTGCTGAAACGTTAGTTGGGAAACAGTGATGTAACTGATAAGTTCTAATTACAGAACCACCTAACTCTGCATCTTTCTCTAGTTGAGAAACATAGAGATCAGCCATGTATCCAGTAGGACCACCATTAGGTAAGAACCTAGGAGCAGTGTTACCTTCATGAGAGTTGATACTGTTTGCCCAGTCCTCAAACAAACCACGGATTTCCATGTTTGCATCTGCGAAGAATGTTGCAGTCCAAGTATCAAAGGTACGGTCACCTGCGATCTTAACTGTTCTTCCTCTGAAAGGAACTTCAATCACGCCCAAGTTTGAACCTGGTAGTGCAGCAGACTTACAAAGAATGTTTGTAAGATTTTTATCTGTACTACTAAAGTTCGCAGCTTCTCCTGTGCCATCGCCAGGAAAACTAATATCAACCGAGAACATATTGGGCTTAATGCCCTGATTGATAGTTGAAAGAAACGACGATACGTTATTTGTTGCCATTGTTTTTTTACCTCTTGTTTATACTCTATGTTACTAGCGACCGACGACTTCGGAGAATGAAACTCCAGACTTAGTTGCTGTTACTGTAACTGTGACATAGTTGATAGAGCGGGTTGGTTTAACAAAAATTTCAGCAACGAACTCATTTCTATCAATGACTTCAGCAGTGTTGTTTGAATCATCACAAACAACCAAGAAGTCTGTAACACCTCTACGTGCCTGAATCTCAGACAGGTAACCAGAAAGTGCTGCGTTAAATCCAGAACGTGTAATTTCATCATTCTGTTCAAATAGCACACCTTCTGCAAGTTGCTTAACTCTCTTCTCAATGTTAAGGAAGAGACGACGAACGTTGATTCTGTCAAACGCGGATGGAGATGCAAGAGCAGTCTTGTCACCGAATAGAACAGGACCAGAGCCAGGAAATGCAACAACAGGGTTGATTGCAGCAGTGTAGAGATCATCTCTTGCTGCCTTGTTAGGATTGAAAGCAAGTTTAACTACGTTCTGTAGTCCACCTCTAGAAGTTCCTGCTGGAGAAATCCAGTCGTCACCAATAGAAGAAGTAGAAACGCATAAACCAGCGATGTCTCCGTTGCAACCGATGTAACGATACTTGTCGTTAAAACGATCATACACATACTTGATTCCGCTATCCTTAACAACGTAAGAACTAGAACCAACACCAGAGAAGAAGTCAATGGTATTTGCTAGTTGTTGTGTAGGATTTAGTGCAACGTTACCAGATGTAGCAACTTGGTTTCCGTTGTATGGAGAAACAAATGCGACACAATCCTTTCTTGCGTTAGCAACAGCAGCAACAGCTCCTGCTTTAGAAAGTGTATCTGCTTCATTAGCCATTGATCCACCCATCAAAACAAAATCAATTACTGTTTGTTCTGTATCTTGGAACAATGTATACGCTGCTTGAATTTCACCAGCAGTGTATGCGTAATCATCAGTACCACCTGTTAGTGCTCCACCAGCAGTAGAAAGAATAGTTGCTAGTGTAAGAGGAACAGCTGCAGTAGCACCGTAAGATGCAGCAGCAGAACCAGGATCTTCACCAGTTGATGTTACATCACCTGCACCCAATGCGGAAGCGTAAATGAAGTTAGAGAATTCATTAATAGAATCCTTCCAGTATGTGCTAGATCCTTCAGGTGACTTACCATCAGATAGTTTAGAAAGATATAATGATCTTTCAACGATTGTGTTTGTGCTTTCATCAACAACTGCAACGTGTACTTCGTCATTAGATAGATAACGCTCAGATGCATATGCAGAAGTACCAGGTCTAGGACCGATATTCTTGTATGTTAATCCAGTGCTTGCAATAGGAAGTGCGTTCCAATCAGAATTTGTAAACGCTGCTACAGCAGTAATTCCGTTTCCAGCTACTGCTTCAGTACCACCTTCTTTAACTGCAATAGTGTTAGCATCAATGATAGCAGTGATCACATGGTTTGTAGCACCGTCGTTGATGTTAGTACCAACAGCAGTAGAATCTAAACCATGACTTGCTTTAGTAAGTTTTTTGTCAGCACCACTGTCTACGATAACAACACGAAGATTGTTACCTGCTGTTCCAGCGTCTCTAGCAGCAAACGATTCTGATGAACCAGCACCAGCTTCAAAGTCTTCTTTAGATCCGATTAGGACTGCGGAATTATCTAAAGTTGCGTTTAATACACCAGTTGTTGCACGAACAACAGCGAGTTGACCACCGTAACGAAGAAACTCGGATGCAACTAACCAGTCTGCAGCGTTAGCCTCAGCTGGTGCTCCGAAAGTGTTAATTAACTCTCTTTCGGATCCGATATTTACAATTTTGCCTACAGGTCCCTTGGTAAAACTAGAAGCGATTGCACCTCTAAGTGCAGATACTCCTGTGATAATACCAGTGGACAAATCACGTTCTCTAATAATAACACCAGGCGAGACTTGACTTGCCATTTAATTTTACCTCTTAGATATCAAATTTATCTAAAAGTATTTAGAATTTCTAATGTCTCTACAGGGGAAACAATGCATGAACAACCTACCAGTCTGGATAGTCTGCCAAGTATGGTGGCAAAGGTCTTGGTCTGTTCTTTCTGTTATTTAGAATTCTGGTAATCGTACAATCCTTACATTCATAGGCATACGCTGACGGTAAACCTCTTTTATTTTTCCTAGTCATGTAGAAGTCTTCAATCAAATTTTTAGTCTTTCTACAAGTTCTACATCTCCTTTCTTTGAAAAGAAGATGTTCCAGACTGAACTGATCCCCAATATCCATCAGTAGTTCCACATATAGCCAACCTCTTCTTGCTTGTCTCCGTACGCCCACAGATCTCCGTCTGCATCCATGAAGGTATCGTCGCCCATGCCGTCATCAATAAAACCAAAGGGAGCCATATCTTGCTCAATTTGATTACGTTGTTCCTCATAGATTCGCCTCCTAATATCTTGGTCAGTCATTTCTTTAAAGTAGTCTTGCATGACTAACCATGCAAACAAGACCATACACATAACAAGGTCATCATGATAACCCTCGTCTGCTTCCCACGCCTGTTTCTTCTGTACAAACGTAGTTAACTCTTGGAAGATCTGGAAGTCATTGAACAACAACTTGTCTTCCTCAATGATAGCTTTGAGATTAGCACAACCAATTTTTTTTACGGTCACACTCATCTTGACACCTAGTTGTGTTTTTGATCCTGAGAATCCTTGTCCAACTACCTGTCCAGCTCGTCCACGCATCGCACACATAAGAACGTTAGGGTATTCAAGATCGTAATTAAGAGTAGCAGCGATAGAGTCTCCAATGTCATTTACCTCAACTAAAATGTACGGGTTGTTATATTCTTTGGCTACTTGGAAGATGACCGAGGGAAACAGTACAGGTTTAATCTCATTATTTCTGTACTTGGCAACGATTTGATACGGCATACTGGTGATATCAAACACGAGGAAAGCACTATAGTCTCCGCCAATGCCTCTGGCAACATCAACAGTAATAATGTATTCGTGATCTTTTTCTGCTCGCGAATAAACGTCAAGTCCCGCATTGCTCTGTATAGGGTCGTGAAATGGTATAGTCTGGAGTTTTGCTGGACTGATTAGTGTGTCAGCAGAACCAAGAAAGTCACATTCAAATTCTTGTGCGAACTGTCTAGGTGACGTGTTCTTAATAGTCTCCTCTTTCCATTTAGCATCTCTGCCTGGCACTTGAGACCAATGTACCTCATTTGTAACATATCCATTATTACCTCGTCTAGCATCCTCCCACATCTTATAGAAGTGGTTCATACCATTTGGTGTAGATATGATTAT